CTAAGGGTGCAGATACTCCTTGGCGATTTCCTCGCGCGTTCGGTTGAGGAGTATCTGCACCCTTAGAAGTTCCGCAGACTTCTCTCTCAAGCTCCATCCGAGAAGCCCAAGAAATGTAGTCAGCAAGGCGTTCCATATCATCAGTTCCATTTCAGATCATCCGACCCTTTGTTTTACCACGTTGGGCAATTCCATCAGCACGTCTGGAAGCAGATGCCACTTTGCCACCCTTTTTCATTGTTGGGTTACTCCTATTTGGAGGAACGGGGTTAGGAGGCGCAACGGGTGGCCTATACGGAGTAATTTGATCCGGCGCAACAGGTGGTTTTGAAGGAGGAACGGGGTTAGGAGGCGCAACGGGTGGCCTCAACGGAGTAATCTGATCCGGCGCAACAGGCCGTTTTGCTGGAGTTTTTGCGCGTATCATCTTAATTCCTCAACAGTTCCATGCTCTCAAAGACTTGTTGATGCGTGAATCCGGATCTTTTTTGGCTTTTTCACCAGTCAGCTTGGACTTCATCCCTTCCATACGAGCGCAGAAGGACGCACGGCGTCCGGCGTCTTTCTTTGTCTTTGGGTTGGGAGCAGGGGGCTTTAAGTTCATCCCCTGCTTTTTGGCAGAGGCGCGGCCCTTGGCGTTCAGTCCGCCTTTGGGGTTCTTGCCTTCTGCTCGTTGCCATGCTGGTGACTTAGCCATAAAACACCGTTACCTTTGCGTTGCTCAACGTAGCGTAGACGTCTGTAGCAAACAGAACGCCAGAAGCAGGGATCAGCGCATTGAAAGTTTCGCCTCCAGCGGTGGTATTGATCGTCAGCACCGTGGTACCGCTAGAACCGCCATTTTTTAGCACGACAGAACCAGCGCTACCACCGGGCTCAATGATCAAGCCACGCACCCGGGTGCGATCTCCATAGACCGTGCCCGAGGCTGCCAAAGATGCGGCTTTAACGTCTGTTTGAATGGACATAGCGTCCTCCTATTTAGACGTTTTGCTGACCAACCAGAGGATCAACAACGAAGTAGGTGATGTAGCCACCAATGGTGCCACCGCCGCCAGTGTTGTCGGCAGAGGTCACATAAGCCAGCTCAGTGGTGGGGGTGCCAGTAACAGCAGCGCCAACACCAATTGTGGCCACGGAGCTCACGGCCAAGCCAGAAGCAAGGGCAGCAGGAGCCGCAGTTCCGCTGTTGTAGCCAGTGGTGCCCAAGTCAATGGTGCCGGTGCCAGTGTTGGTGACAACAACAGACAAGACGACTGCGCCAGCGGGAAGAACCAAAGCGGGAGCGCCAGAAGCGGAAGAAACTTTGACGTTGCCAGAAGCAGAACCGTCAGCGATGTAGAAGTTAGCAGCCATGACGCCAGAGCCACAATATGCGGTGCGAGTTTGATCACCGCCGCCCGAACGCCAAATGCTTTGGGTAGTAGAGAGAGCCATTTGAATTGTCCTTCGTACAAAGATCAGCGTGTCAGTTGTGTACGCATCTGCCGGATCAGTCTGACACACCGGGGTTTCCGGTTTGAAGCAATATACCCCAAAAGAAAAGGGGGCGCAAGGCCCCCTTCTCGATTAGGCTCCGGGGGAGCCGTAGACGCCCAGCGGATCCGAGACGCCGAAGCTGTAACGCTCACGGGCCTTGTAACGGACGTTGCCGGTGTCAAAGTCGCCGTCCATGCCGGTCGACATCGGGGTACGCACAAAGTGCTTCAGACCGTTGGGAACGTCGGTGGTCAGGAACCATGCGTTCGGGTCGGTCAAGAAGTGGTTAATGGTAAAGCCCTCGGGGACAGAACCATTGTTCTTCAGTGCGTTGATGTCGTTGTCATTGGTACCGACACGGAGTTCGGTTTCCAACAGACGGGTGGCCACGAACTGCAGTGCCGGGGGCACAATCAGTTTGCGGGGCTTGGCAGCGATCAGCAGACCACGTTCGTCCGTCCACGCAGCGATCTGAATCACGGCGTTTTCCAACGAAGTTTCGTTCAGGTCAGCAGCCACAGCGGGGGTGTTGCTGTTAACACCGCCACTGATCAGGGGGTGCTGGGTGCTGAACAGGGTCTGACCGTCACCGTAGGTGGGGCCACCAGCGAAACCGCTATTCAGAATAGCGGCGGCTTTGACCTGCTTGGTGTAGGCCATCGCACGAGCCAGAGCCTTGGTGTAGCGGCTAGACAACGAGTCGTACAGGTTATCTTCGATCGCCTCTTCGGTGATCGAGAAGCCCATAGCGATGGTCTCGTGTGTATAGCGAGCTGTCCAAGCTTCTTGCGCGTTGTCGTACTGGATCGCACTGCCTTCGTTCTTCACCGGAGCGGCGGAGAAGCCAGACAGCTTGGTTTCCTCTTCGAACGAACGCTCGGAAGTCTCGGTCTCGTAGATTTCCTTGTGTTCCTCGCCGTAGCGAGCATACTCCAAACCAAACAGGGCGTTCAAGCCGGGCAGGAGTTCTTTCAGTAGTTGGGCACGAGAAATTGCCATGATTTAACTCCTTAAACCCCAGTGGTGTTGTTGTATGTATGGGTGTTGATCTTGACGACCATTTCCACATACGCGTCTGAGCCGGTGGCCGTGGCAGGAATGACGTCCACAATACGAATAGGCAGAGTATTCGTAGTTGCAGTGGTGTCGTCAATAGCCTGAGTCGAATCACCAGTGTTTGCATTGCCGGGGTTCAGAACCACCGAAGTGTTCTGGCCAACAGCAGTGCGGCCCAAGGGGGCAATGGTGGTGCCCGAAGACACAACCGCCACTTGGAACAGGGCACGGGGATCGTCTACCACGTAGGCGACGGCATTGGTCGAACCGGCAGGAGCGTATTGCGCCTGAACAGTCTGACCCATCGAGTTGGTGTACTGCACGCCAACACACACGCCCAGAGCTTGCGGAGCGGCAGAACCACTTGCAATCACTTGGCAGGTGCCAGCGGAGGTGAGCTCGACCAAATCACCGTTATACATAGCGGCAGCAGTGACGCCAGCAGAAACAGCGATGGGGACGAGACGAGTAGACCCCGCATACGGCGTTCCACCGATACTATTGATCGGACGGAAACCGTAGGGAGCACTGACTGTGGGATAAGCCATGTTGGACTCCTAAAAATTAAACGCCTTTGCCAAAAGTCACCTTGGTACGACGCTCGTTGAAGAGCGGCATCCGAGGATCGTTCTCGCGCATGAAGTTGTTATCCACGGACTGCATCTGACTATTGTGCTGTTGCGTGTAATAGTCATTACGCTGTGCATGGAACTCGGCTGGAATCTTACAGAGCAACAAGCCTCCGATTTCGATGCTGTCGGGAAAACGAGCGTTTGGATTCGCACCGTACAGAACGATTTCAGGATGCTCAGAAGCCTTGACAGGTTCGTAGCCTTCGCGGAGTTTTGCGGAAATATTCGTGGCATCAGCGTTACCTTGCGTGGAAACGCGCACCCAATGGAACTCGTACCCCGGTTCGGGATTCGGCTCCGGCAGGAGTTGCGGAGGCGTCCAACGCTTTTGAGGGCGCTGTGACTTCTCACGGGTGTCCAGCTCACGGGCGAGACGATTCACTTTGGTTTCTGTTTCCATGTTTATTTCCTCATTTCTTCCGCAACCTTACGAGCATAGAGATCCAGAGGAACCCCAAGCCGCTTGGCGATATTCACCTGTGTCTGAGTAAGCACGATCTTTTTGGGCGCAGAGCTTCTCGTCGCAGGCGCGACGTTCGATTTTCGGGGCGGAGGTGACGCATCCACCGGTTTCTCAGACTCGAACGCATCTGGAAACACTTGATGAATACGAGAATTTAACTTCTCGTAATATTCGTCGGAGTTCGGATCGACGCCCTGCTTGATGAGCTTCTGATGAAGCCCTAGCGCAAAGCTGGTCATCTCTTCGTCTACTCCAAACCATTGGTTTGCAGCCTGCCAAGCTTCAGCCTTACGGTCACGAAACTTGGGCGACACACTAACCTCTTGATGCGTTTGTACATCATTTTGTTCTTCTTTGGAAGAGGGGGGCTTAAAATTATTTACGCGCTCAACCCTAATCTTGGCTTCAGTTAGCCCTTCCTGAGCTGCCACGATAGCGTCGGCATCGCCTGATTCGTAGGCTTCCTTGTACCTGCGCTTGGCTTCTTCCAGCTCGGTCGCAACTACTTTTTTGGCCTGTTCAACCAAGGCTTGCTGACCTGCATCTAGGCTACCTTTGAGCTTCTTGTTCTCTTCAACAACGCTCTGGGCAAGCCGTAGGGCCTCCTCTTTTTCACGCATAGCGGCCTCTTTGGCTCGGCGCTCTTCGTGATAACCTTTTGTGAAGTGTTTGATGCGAGCTTTAACACCTTCATCGTATTTTTCAAGCTCGTCGTCGGCAAAATCCTTGGGGGGTTCGGCCATAGGAGTGCGGTTTCTATCCGCAGGAGGAGTGTCATCTACCACCTCAATGGCGGTCTCGCCTTCACCCTCAATTTCAAAGTCAATTTTGTCTTCTTTGGGTGCGGCTTTTTTGTTGTCCGGCTTTTCGTCGGGGAACTTAAATTCTTCCATCGGCATGATTTACTCCTTACGCACGTGTGATTCCACGGGGGTCTTGAACCACGGCTTCAACCGAGTCATCGTTGATGATTCGGAACTCTTTACCGTGAATTTTGATCCGGGTGCCAGTGTTGGGTCTAACCAACACAAAGTCACCCACCTTGCATGACGGGCCGCTGGGGAAGCGGGTTTTGTCAGCGTAGGCATCGGGGCCCATTTTCACCACAAACAGCACGGGCGAAAGGATTTCTTCAAAGTGAACGGTCTGGGTAGCCTTGACTATCCCATTCTCATACTCCTCGTCGATCTCAGGCAGCACGCACAGCAAGTGGAAGGTGGCCGGATCGGGCACCTGTTTAGCTTTTTCCTCAGGGCTGGAGGGCAACGTGGACGTTGGCCCGCCTTCCGTAAGCGCTATTTTCAAATCCGGCAGTTTGACTTCATCAGTCATCGTCATCTTCCTTTAGTTTTCGCACGAGGTCTTGGATTGAATAATTGGCGTGGTCAAGACCCCGGATAACACCCACCAATTCTCGATACTCGGCGTAGTCTTGGGCCCCGCCGGATACCAATTTCTCAACTGCTTGCTGACGAAATTCGTCGTTATAGCGCTTCAAAAGATCGAGCTCAGTCATTATTTCTCCTCTACAGCCTCTTCTTTTTTCAGAGGCGTGAATGTGATCGGGTCATAACCTGCATGCTTGGCCCACACTTTGATGAAGTTGCAAATGGGGCGTTCGGTGCAAGTGCCGCACTTTTTGTTTGTGTTGCTCGTGTTGTTGGTGTGCATCCGATGCTTATAGAGGACTTCAGGAACCCTCATAAAAAGCATCTTGTCTGCTATTTGCATGAACAAATCGCCATCCTCACAGGCGCTGATCAGGTTGGTGTTGTACCCAGTGGTGCTTTCGTAGGCTGTACGGCGATACATGCCAAAGTGCCGCCACCCAAAATTGGACAAATTCGACTCAGTCGGCTTGTTTGCGTGATATTGAAACGGGTTTCCAGCAGAGTCTATCCACGCATGATCAGAGAAAAATAGCGCAGATTTCGGGTTTTTTACCGCTGCATCTACCATGGTCTGCACAGAATATGGGTACAACATGTCATCCCCATCCAGATGACAAATTAGCTCCCCAGTAGCGTGGCCATAAGCCGCTGCCCGGTTCTTGGGGATACCCAAACGCTGTGGGTTTTGGTGAAGTTTAACGCGAGGGTCTTTGGACGCTAGCGTTTGTGCCAACTCCCATGTGCCATCTGTAGAGCCGTCGTCGTTGACGATCAGCTCCCAGTTCGGATACGTTTGCTTCAACACGCTGTCGATAGCAGGTTTAACAAACTGCACACCGTTGTAGGTGAGCATGAGAATTGACACAAGTGGCTGGGTCATCAATCGCCTTTATTCTCGGGTTTCTTGGCAGCTTTCATCAGCGCTTGACGGGCACGAATCTGGGCTTGCTGCTCAGTGTGTCGCATCTTCTGCTGGTGCAACTGTTCTTTCTGCTGCATTTCTTGCTGGGCCATGGCAGCTTTGACAGCGGGGTCTTCGCCACCTTTTTTGGCCGCTTCCTGCATTTTGAGCTGCAACTCCTGAGCCTTGATCTGCAAGTCGCCCTGCACTTTTTGTGCTTTGGTCTGGGCTTCTTGCGCACGGATCTCCAGCTCTTTTTGCTGCATCTGCGTGATCGGATCTTGCTGCATCTGCTGGGCTTGCTGTTGCTGGGCCTCGGCAGTGTTCTTCTGCAACAACTGAACTGACGCTTGCGCTTGCAGGCGGGACAACTCCAGCTCGATAGACTCGGGCAGGCGCTCTCCGGGAGGCGGCATCGGAACACCCAACTGCTCTTCGATCTTCTTGCGATACACGAAGCCAAGGTGCTCGGCAATATGCGCTTGAATGGCACCCATCATCTGCTGCGCCATGGGGTTCTGCCCCATAATCTGCGCAATCATCGGATCCTGCATGAACGTTGTGTGTGCTGCAATATGAGCATCGTGATCCTGCATGATGAACGCCTTGGTGGGCTCGCCCTTGAGGAAGCCCATGTTCTCGCTGATCGGATCTTTGGGCTGGATGTCATCAGTGACGGGCACGAGTTTGTCAGCGTTCTTGATGCCCAACACCTCGATCATCTGACGGTGCAACTGAGGCAGGTCATAAATCTGCGGGGCTTGAGAGGCCAACTGAATCACGGCTTGGTACTGCATGATCCGTTGCGCCATCGTGGCGCTGTTGGGATCGCTGACCGGAATGACCTCGACCATGTCATAGTCAGACTGCTTGGCCTTGCGGTCGCCACCATCGGGGTCATACTCGTACTCGGTCGGGGCGTAGTCACGGATGATGTTCTTGAGGAGCTTGAACTCCTGCTTCATCGAATAGTGAACCCGCGCCTGCACGGCAGACATGGTCTTGAGCTGGCGCTCCAAAATGGCAAGCGTTGTGCCCACAGGAGCATTAGCGCTCATGTCGCTGACCTTCATGTCAGCAATCGACCCAAGGCGTCGGCCTTCTTCGGTGATGCGCTCAAGCAGCGCGGCCAGCACCTGCGACGGCTCCTTGTACGGGAGCGTCATGATGTTGTCTTTGATAGAGCCCGATGGGACGTCTACGTCGCGGAACTCTCCCGGTGCGATGGGGGTGTCGTCTCCTTTGACACGCAAGCCACGAGACTTAAGGCCACCCGGCAAATTAGAGAGCGTACCAGCATCCACAAGCTGACGAATGAGAGCAGTGCCAGCACGGGCGTAACCACCGATGAGATGAATGTATCCGAATCCATATGCGCCAAATCCGGGAATGTAGTCGTATTGAACAAAGTGTTGCCGCTTGAGCTTGAGGACATCTTCCTCTTCCCAGTTGCGGTAGATCGAGAGAATCTTGTTGCTCCCCCGATCGATTGTGATGATGTACGGAACAGCGATGCCATCCTCGTCCTCGAAGCCCGGCAGATCAAAGTCCACCTGCATCTCAAGCAACTGATAGCGCTCGTCCTCAGTCAGAGAATAGCCAGACTCTTCGGCCTTTTTCTTCTCGACGTCCGTGTGAATCTGAGTCGGCTCGCCCAAGTCCACGTCGCGGTAGAACCCAGCCACCTGTAACTTCTTGACGTCGTTCTTGGTCTTGCGCATCACGTGGGTGACTCGCTCCGCCGTGCGTGCGCCGCTGCTGCCGTAGGGAATGATGATGTCTTCAGCGGGGATGAACACCGCAGTCTGACGCCCAAGGCTCGGGTCATAGTAGACCTTCTTGAACGCAGAGCCCGCAAGCCCCAAATTAAACAACATGCGCTCGTGCTCGGGGCGATACTCAGGCATGGCCTCGGTGAGCTGGTAGTTCATGTCGTCACGAACCCGCGCCGCCGCTTCTTCTTTCAGTTTGTCGATCGCCCCAATGATCTCGGTCTTGACCGGCCCTTGGGCGGGGAATGTCTCAATGATGGTTTCTGACTGGAACCTGACTGCTGCTTCTGTCAGCACTGTAGAGTACACGCCACATGCACCGTTCCACGGCTCTGTGCGCTCCTCATACTTCATGCCAAGGACTTCAAGGCCCTTGACGAACATCTCAACCCAGTCTTTACGTGAGGCCACGTCGGCTTCAAACTCACCAACCAGATCAGACGCCAGACTCTCAAGCTCACCCTCGTCCATGTGCTCAGCGAGGTTGGCATCAAACTCAATCTCGCCCTTGTCGTCCTCGGGCATCAGGTCAATCTCAACCCCGTCGATGCCAACTCTGACCCCATCAGGGTTCTCAATCTCGATCTCAATGGCGGGCATATCGCCCCCCATCTCGTCTAGTCCTTCGTCAATACCCAGAGGGGCTTGGTACACCGACTTGTCAATTCCGCTTGTGGCCATGATGAATCCTCATTCAGCGTTCAGTAATACGCAGCCCGTCGGCTGGACTTGAACAATTTAATTTCTTCGGGCTCGTCGCTTGGCAACCGCAGGAACCCACCTTGTCTGAACCGCATGAGGGCCAGCGTGGTCGCATCAACCAAGTCGTCGTGCTCACCTGACGGGAAGGCAGCGATCTCATCCACGAGCTCTTCAGCCCAGCGTGTCCGAGGCACCCACACTTTCCCTGACGCAATTATGTCCGAAACACTGTTCAAACGGGCAATTTTGTCCTGCCCCCGGCTTGGCGTGTACTCCTGCACAGGTATACCCATCGCCCGCAAGTCATATATAAGAGGAGCTCCTGACGCCTTCTTCTCGATCAAAAGGCCATCTGGCTCAAATTCTTCGTACTCTCTGAGCACGTCGCGCTTCAATTCTGGGAACTCAACACGCTTTTTGTAGACGTTAAGCAAGATGATGTTGGGCTGGCCATTGTCTTCATCAAAGTTAAAGATGCCCCAAGTCGTCCCTGCGGAGTAGTCGGCCCGGTTGGTTTTCTCAAACGCCGTATCCCAAGTCTGGAGGATGTACTCACACACAGGCGGGTCGTCCTCCTCCCACCACTTCCACCAATCTCGTTTGACAATCGCACTCTCGTTGCCCACCGGGTTCTGCTGGTACTGCGCCTGCCACTTGGCGTTGGGCAATTCCTCTTGGAGGGCTGACAGCTCCTCAATCGACCAAAACTGTGGCCATAGCGGGTTGCCACTTGGGAGGATGGCCGGGAACTCAATGACCTCCCATTCTTCACCACCACGCTGCGCTGCACTTTTTAAGACCTGCCCGGTGAGGTCGCGTTGCGCCCACCTCGTCATCACGATGACGATCGCCCCACCCGGCTGCAGACGCTGACGCGGGCCTGACGTGTACCACTCATACACCTTGTCATACACGTCTGGGTTGATCGCAGCCATGGCTGCTTCTTGTTCTGAGTGCGGGTCGTCAATGATGAGGATGTCGGCACCCTTACCTGTCACTGCACCGCCTACGCCAATAGCAAAGTAGTCGCCACCACGAGAAGTATTCCATCGGCCAGCAGCCTTTGAATCTGCGGACAAAGAAAGATCAGGAAAAATCTCATGGTATGTCTCCGTGTCTACTAAGTTTCTTACCTTACGACCAAAGCCCACCGCCAACTCGGCTGTATGGGAGGTCTGAATTACCTTTTTGTGAGGGAATTTCCCCAAAAACCAAGCCGGTAGAAGATAAGAGGCAAATTCTGACTTAGTGTGCCGGGGCGGCATGTTAATGATGAGCCTTTTAAGCTCTCCACGCGCCACGCGCTCGAACGCTTCGGCCATTCTCTTGTGGTGCGCACCTGATATGAAGGTTGGCCACACCTTTTCGACGAATTTAATGAACTTAGTCTGGCAAAGTTCCCTATCCTTCAACTTCTCCAACCTAATTAACTGTGCCTCAATCGTTCTGAGGTCACTTTCAGTCAGTTTTCCGCTGGCAATCAGCGTTTCAAGGTCTTTGAGTGACGGTTCGGGGGTGTTTTGGGTGCTCATTGGGGCTTATCCTCTTCGGAAAAGTCCATGTCAAGGGGGTGCGGCACGTCATCATGCACAAACACATCATGATCGTCAGCCTCAATGGCTCGCCCACACACCACGCAATAGTAAATATTGCGCTCACTCATTGGTTTCCCCCTTTTTTTCTTCTTTTTCTTCCTCTTTGGGCACTTCTTCGGCTTCTTTTTGCATCTCAACCACACTTTTCTCCGGCCCCAACTGCAAGTCGAGGTCGTCTAGCGGGGCTATGTCCGTCACATCTGAGTTCAGCAGGCGTTTGATCCTGTCTTTGATGCTGTTTTCCAACGCTTCGCTGGTTGTGTGATTGATTGTGATCTCGCTGCGCTCTGTAAAGAGGCCAATATCTGAGTGCTTGCCCAGCAATTCGAGGGCTTTGAGTTCAAGTTTTGGATCACCGCAGTCGGCAATCGTGATCAACTTGTTTGTGATGAAGTTTCTGGCTTGCAGTGCATCTTGGAACGCAGTGAAGTCGAACTTCTTGATGAGTGCGTGCGCAGCTTTTGCTTCGGAAGGGGCAGTGATTGCTCTGGGTGTGGGGGGCTTTTTATTGCCTACGATCAAATCCGCAGCTTTTTGCAGATCGTCGTCACTGTAGTCGATGCTTCCGCCGAGCTCTTCTATTAGATCTACGGTGTTTGCTGCAATGGAGATGGAGTCCCGGTGGGTCTTTGGCTGTTCGTCATCCAAATCGAACGGCATCGGGTGGTCTGCTGTGGGTTCAACAGGGATCATAAATTGTTGCGCACCTTGGAAAAGGGATTGGCGCAAATGTAACAGAAGAAATACAAAAAGAAAAGAGGGGATAAAAATGGCCCCGGCTGTTACACCGGGGCCGAACCTTCAACAGGAAAACCATGAACGGGGGAATGGCTAAAAACCCCCGTACAAATACTACAGCAAAAACAAGAGGAGGTGTAACTTCCCTACCCGGGGGGTTTCCCTATATGAGGGGGGTGGGGTCTGGGGGCTGGGAAAAAATAAAAAATGCAGAGTAAAAATAAATGTAGTCCAAAAACACGTAAAAGAGAGTACAAAATAGAACGAAGCCCAAGCTTAAATCCAAACACAAAATACCAAACGAAGCCCAAAAGAGAAGATCGAATGAGTGGAATAGTGTGTAGGCGTTGCGCAGGATTCCTTCTGGCCATTTTGGGGGGTGGCCCCATAGTGGGTGTCCGCCGTGACGATTTTTCTAACATTGTTAGCCTGAATTGTTGTTCATGCATTTTTATTGTGGTATGGTATAATATTAGCATGACCCGAAAAAATCGAGTCATCCCGAAGTCAGGCGGGTTGACCTGACAATGTTAGAGGATTAGATCATGACTAAAGTCATCGCCCCTGTCGCTGTCACTCTTGACAATGCGACCCTTGAAGTTGTTGCCAATGCTGTCAAAGCGGAAGCGGGTAACTATGGTGCTCGCAAGGCACTTGCCAAGCAGATCAACGATAAGGCACCCGCCGATTGTCGCTGGTATGTTCTCGAAGCAAACGGGCAAAAATTGCCCCCCATGATCGATGCGATCAAAACCGAGTATTACAAAGGGCTCAAGGGTATCAATTACTCTAACCCTTCCAATGCTTGGAAAATGATCAAGCAGTATGCTCAAGAGGACGCATCGGGTCGGGGTATGTTCGGCGAAACCCCCCCAGTAGAGGGTAAGACCGAAGGGGAAACCGAAGGGTCAGGCAAGACCCGCGAAACCCGATCGGTGCAAACCCGATTGGTGGAAGACCTGAAAGCCCTCCATGACTTCATGATCCGTGAGACTTCCAAGGGTAACCCCGATGTGCAAGACAAGCATAAGACTGCCCATCACCATATCATCGATGCCCTGAAAGCATTGGGCGTGACGATCGGCCTGTAATCAACCCGCCCCCCGAAAGGGGGGCATTTTCGGAGAATTGAAAATGAATAACCCGATCGAAAAACAAAATCTGTTTGTGACCCCCGAGTCACCCGATGATCTGGCCGAAATGTTGGACAACCTACCATTGACCCGAGCAGGCATTGTGCAAGCCGCATGCTTGGCCATCAACCTATGCCATGAATTGGTCGAGCAGGAAAACGCCCCGATTCAATAACCCCCTATCAACCTAATCCCAAGCCCGCCTAGTGCGGGCTTTTTTGCGTCTGCGGGTTTTCCCTAGGCCTAACAATGTTAGGTCTAGGGGTTTTTTGTATTCTATTTTGTTCACGGGCCGTTGGTATGCACCAGTTCTCAGGGCGGCGCTAGCGAGTCTGTCGGCAAAACTCTAGACCTAACAAAGTTATGCTCTGGCCCAGAGCATAACCAAATTTTTCCCGTTTGTCAACACTTTTGCAAAGACCCTTTGGTTTATACCAGTTCTCTGGGCGGCGCTAAGGCCAAATTTGTTACATTGTTACATTGTTACGTTTTTTTTTAAGTTGACAAGCTGGTAGGGTTATTGTTTTCGGCCTAACAATGTTATGTTTTTTCGGGGTTTTGTGCAATTGTTACATTCTCAAAAACAGAACGTAACGCACTTCAGCGTTGATTTTATTGACTTTTTTGCCATTTGTTACATGTTACATTTTTTTTCAAAATTATGAGTGGGGAAAACGGTTTCTGGTGGAGTGCGCAACCCAGCA